GAAAGCTCTAACACAATAACTATAGGTGCAAGTGGCGATACCGTTTCTCTTGCATCAGGCGCATCGCAAACAGGTTTTGGTAGAACGGGAACCGTTGATTGGCAAACAGGAAGTATTAAGACAGCAACTTTTACAGCTGCGAATGGTGAAGGATATTTTGCTAATACATCTGGTGGAGCGTTCACAATGAATTTACCAGCAGGAACTGCAGGTAACATTGTTTCTGTTGTAGATTACACAAATACTTTTCAAACAAATAATTTAACTATTACACCAAATGGATCTCAAAAAATAGGTGGTGTTAATGCAAATGCAACTTTAAGCACAGAAGGTCAATCAGTAACTTTTGTTTATGTAGATGACACTGAAGGTTGGAAAAATGTACAAGATTCAACATCAAATGCTACAGGAAGAGTTTTTTTAACAGCAACTGGTGGAACAATCACTACTTGCGGTAATTTTAAAATTCATACATTTACAGGACCTGGAACATTTTGTGTATCAGCTGTTTCGACAGTGCCAGCAGAAAACACAGTGGGTTATGTGGTAGTGGGTGGTGGTGGCGCTGGAGGACAACCAGATAGATCAGGTGGTGGTGGAGCTGGTGGTTTTAGAGAAGGTAGAAATGTACCTATAGATAATTTTACAGCATCACCTTTAGTTGCTGATGCACCAACAAATGCAATAACACTTACAGCACAAGGTTATCCAATTACAGTAGGAGCAGGAGGAACGGTATCAGTGCCTGCTTGTGGTGGAAGTGGATCAAATTCAGTATTTTCAACAATCACATCTGCTGGTGGAGGAGCTGGCGGTGGTTATAATCACCCCAATAATGGAACTCCAGGGGGATCAGGAGGTGGAGGAACAATTGGTAATGGAAATGCAGGTGCTGGAAATACTCCCTCTGTAAGTCCTGCACAAGGAAAAAATGGAGGTGCTGGACCACCTGGAATAGCTGGACCAAATTCTGGTGCTGGTGGGGGTGGTGCTTCAGCTATCGGTGCAGATGGTGGTAGTCCTGCAGCAGGTGCTGGTGGGGCAGGTATTTCATCTTCAATAACAGGTTCTCCAGTAGCAAGAGCTGGAGGCGGTGGCGGTGGTGCTTGTAATGGTGCTGCAGCAGGAGGTGGCACAGGTGGAGGTGGTGATGGAGGACGAAATAGTCCTCCTGTAAATGCAACTGCTGGAACAGCTAACACTGGTGGTGGTGGTGGTGGAAATGGACCAGCTCCAAGCACAGCAGGTTCTGGTGGTTCTGGTATAGTAATAATAAGGTATAAGTTTCAATAGGTAAATTATGAGTGAAGTAAAAGTAAATAAAATTAGTCCAAGAACAAATTGTGGTACAGTCCAGTTAGGAGATAGTGGTGATACCATTACAATTCCTGCTGGTGCAACAATTACAAATTCTGGAACACAAACAGGTTTTGGGAGAAACGGAACTGTTAATTG